TCGTCCATAAACTGTGCCGGGGCTTGGCATGTTAGGGCATTAAGACAGTGGTTTTGCGGGGGGTATAAGGCACAACAGTCTCGGGGTTCTTTTTCTTGAACCAGTCGCGGAAGGCTTTGTCCTTCCAACATCCCGGCTCCGCTGCTTCCCAAGACCAATAAGCGTGGGCGTCAATGCTCATGTCCTTCTGACCGATGCCTTCGATGGCGCATTGCTCTATGCGCTGACTGGCTTCGGCGATCTGGCGCTGGCGAGTGGCGGCAAGAACAGCGTCGGCGTTCCAACCGGCAATCAGCTCTTGCTTGACCGCGTCGGCCATCTCATCCCCGAGATCAAGGACAAGTTCTGACCATAGATTGTCTGACATCCTAACTGCTACGGCCCCATTGCTGGGGCCGCAGTGTGTTAAGACGCTTAGAGCGCGTTCACGTCAACGATCTCAAGGAAGACCTCAAGTTCGCCGGTGTTGTGGTCCGCAAGGCTGTCGCCCGAAGTGCAAGCGAAGGCCGCTTGGATATACTTGGGCGAGGCCACCGTGCCTTCCAAGAAGGCGTGGGGCGTGGTGGACGGGTTGACCTTGTAGAACACTTCGGTGCCGCTCGGGTTCAGCTCTTGCGAGGTGATGAACGCGTTCGGGTCAGCCGTGGTGTCGTTGTGACCAATCTCCACCGTGGTGGTGATAGTCGCGGCGTCCGAGCTGTCGAACACGCTGACGAGGCGGGTGGCGGCGGATTTGACGGCCGTGCCAGCAACCACAGGGATGAGGTTGATGGTCTGAGCGTCGTCGGTGTCGGTCAGGTCGTTGTGGTCGAGGATGACCTTGTGGGTGTAGCCGAAGGCGGCTTTGGTTTCTGCGGGCAGTTCGTAGACTTTCATAGTGTCGTTATTCCTTAATTGAAGTTGCTACTAGGAAGTCGCGGCGAACTCGCCGAGGCCCTTCGGGTTCCAGCACACCAACGCGGCAATCGCATCAACGAGGCCACGCGGTCCACCACCTTGGTCTTCCAATTCTTGGAAGCGGGGGCGACGGCCGTAACGGGACTCCAACATGTCCATGTTGAGGAGGTAGCCACGGGCCGACTGAACGGCAGCGGCTGCGTCCTTCGCATTGAACAAGGTCGGCACCAAATTAATTGTGCCGAAGTCGCCGATGTAGGTGTCCACCGTGCTGATGACCGTGCGGTCATTGAGCGAAGCGGTGTATTGACGGGTGCTCAGAGCGGTGTTGCTGCCGCTGGAGTAGCGGGTGAACTCGCTGAAGCGCTTCTTGAGGTTCGGGCCAGTGACCAGATCCATCGTGTCGATGGTGCCGGTCTGCTCGTAGACGCTCTGAAGAACGGCGGCGACATCGCTCTCGGTGAGAGAGGAGGTAGCAGTCGTGTTGATCGAAGCGGACGGCGTGCGGAACGACGCGGGAACAGGCAGGTCGGTCTGAGCCGAGCTGGAGATCCACGAACCGAGGCCGCGAGTTTTATACGGGTTGGTGCCGCTCTGCTCTTGCGAATCGTTGCTGGAGCAGAAGGCGCTTTCCATGTCGCGCTTCAGTTCGATGAGGGCGCGGGAAACGCCGCGAGCCATTTCCTTCTTCTTGCCAACGCCAGCGACGTTATCGACGTTCTGAGCAAAGTCATCGACTTTGATGGAACGGCGGAACTTCTGGGCGCGGCCGGAAAGGAGGACGCGGTTTTTGGCGGGATCGTCAAACGTGGTGACATCCGCATTGGTGAGGACGCCGTCGAACGACGGGTCGTTATAGCTGTCGGCCTGCCATGAGAAGACAGAGCCATTGGTGAGATCCGAGCCGGCTTTGATGCGGGAAGTGACGGGCGTGTTTTTCTGGTCGATGACCGAGATCACGTCAGCCAAGTCTTCGCGCAGTCCGGTGGCCGGATGAACAAGTCCTTGTGACATATTGTGTGAGTTTTCTAATTGATTGGGTTTATCCGATCAGTTCCCCCACCAAGTCCTCGATGTCCGACATGGACCCGCTTGATTTGAAGAACCGATTTTTCGCAGCCGTAGAGCTGCCTTTTGTGGCAGAGCGGGGCGCGCTAACGGGCTGGACGGGTGTGACGGTTTTCTCTTTCTTCGCGGACACAGTTTTCTTGGCCTTGTCTTTGGCAGCTTCGGTCTGCTGCTTGGCCATGAGGGCTTGCTCGCCGTAGAGGGCGAGGCCGATCCAGTATTCATGCTGGGGGATCTTGAGGAGGTCTGGCGCCTGCTTGATCGTGGCCTTGTAGGCTTGGTTGAGCTGGCTGCCCTCCTTGAAGATATCGGGGAACATGCTCTTGGCGGCTTGCACCGCCGGCTCACGCTGGGCCAACCATTCCTTGCGAGCAGGAACGTGGATGGTCAGGATGTCGTCAGCTTTGACCAAGTAGTCCTTAACCTCCGCTGCCTCGATGAACTTCTCGGTTCCATCGGGCTGTTTGATCGTGGTGCCATCCGTATTCTGAAGTGCCCACCGGCGAACCGCTTGGGCATTCTGGATGCGCTGTTGAAGGGCCTCGTCACTGTCCACATCGGCCAACGGGTTGTCGGCCGAGGGTGAGAGAACGGGGCGGGAGGTCTGGTTGAGCTGGGCTTCTAGGTCCGCCTTGGCGGTGCGTAGTTGCTCCAGTTCGGCGCTGGCAGCTTGGGCCTTTTCTTCAGACTCGCGCTGTTTCGCAACGAGCTTATCAATCCTGCGCTGAACCTTGTCCTTCGTAACCTCCTCGCCAGCAGGTTCTTCTGCGGCGGCGTCCTCGCTATCCTCGGGTTCTTCGGCAGAATCGGCTTCAGTCGCCGGCTCCTCCTCGGTGTCTACTTCTTCAGCGGAATCCTCAGATTTCTCCTCTGGCTCCTCTGTTGTGTCCGTGTTGTCAGAGATCGTCTTGTCAGCGGACTCGTCTTTGGCTTCCTCGGGCTGACGCTTAACGCCCAGCTCGGCTAGTGCCATAGAAACTACATCGTCCGCTCCCGCCGCTGTCGCGGCCACATTGTCTGTCGCCATAGGATAAAACCCCTAAGAGGTGCGCCAAACGTCTGGGGGGAACCGGGACGTTAGAACCGGAGTGAAGCGCGATACGCCTCTCTATCCTCACACATAGCACACAATGTGTGCGGTGTCAATACATGAGCGTGGAGCGGGGAGCCGGGAGATAGGAGCCAGAGGGGGGGAAAGTCTCGTTATGCGATACTTCGCTTATGTCTCGGGGCGACACTACCGGACCTTCGCCGCTTCGGCTCTGGTGGCTTCCAAGTAATCCCACAATTCCACCAGCGCGTTGAGCTGGCCATTGGCGTGGGCAAGGAGGCCGGCGTCTTTGGCTGTGGCCATGTTGCTGGCCAAGGCCACGCCGTCCGCGATGCGGTCTTGCAGGGCGACCATGACGGCCCGCCAGCAGGGCGGGGCTTGGTCTCGGGTGAAAGCGAGGGCGCCTTTGAAGTCGAACTCTTCGTCTTCAGAAACGGGGTAGCGGTCGATTGGGATGGTTTTGGTGAACAGTTTGCGGATTGTCGTGAATAGCATAATTTTTAAGCTGTTTGTGTTCGGGGTTCTTGAATGGCGAATGGTTAGACCCAGAAGGGATACATGGCCCTGTTGGCTACAATGACATGCGGCCCGCACTCTCGGCAGATGGGGCCGAGCTGTTCGTCAACTCCGTGGATGTCCTCGATACGAAGCTGCTTGGAACACACACCGCAGCGCGGCGGCTCTTTGCTGCGGCCTCGCCATGGGCGGACGCGCGGGGGTGGGGGAACTATGCCGCTCGGAGCCATTAGTAACTTCCTCCTCCGCGCGGGCGCAAGATGTCGCCCTCGACGTTGTTGCAGCCGGAAAGAACAAGCATGCGGACGAGGTCAGGGAAGTCCTTACTGCTGCCCTTGTTGCCGTCAGCGCCAGTCCATTCCTTCATGCACCAGATTAGGTTCTGGCAATTCTCGCTGATGTAGAGCTTGGGCTGGTTCAGTGCGTCGAGCGGCTTCTGCGTATTGTAGTGCAGCCAGTCATTGATAAGCCCGACACCTTCATCAATCGTGTCGCCGGGGGCGGCAGAGAAGTCCATGCCGAGATCACTCATTTCTTCGATGAGCGTGGTGGGGCGCTCCTTGGCCAAGGTCTGCGCGTTGCCGTAGCGGCTGTCCATCCATCTCTCAAAGATGCGCTCGCCGTTTTCGACGTTGCGGATTTCTTCGATGTATCGCTCTAGCCCGAAGCCAAAGTCTTTCTGCGCGGGACCTTGGCGCCCGTCCGCCTTCTTGCCATCCGGCTCTGCCCACATGCCGGGATAGCCAACGCCTTCGACATACTCGTTCGGGCAGGGCCACTCCCGGTAGATAAAGCAGCGGTTGGCGCTATCGAACAGCGCCCAGATCATGGCCCAGTTGCGCGCGGAGCAGGGGTCTGTGAATTGGTAGCGGGTGCCCTCCTTGGGAATCCACTCATGCTTAATGACGTGAACCTTGTCGTTGAATAGCGGGAAGCGGTTGTTGATCGAGCGGGTGGGGACGCCATAGGCGCGGCAGAGGATCTTCTCGCGCGTCTCGTTGCGTAGCTCCTGCTGCATGCGCTCCCAGCCGGCCCACGGATTGTTCTTGGTCTGGAAGTAAATGATCGGCCGGCCCTTGCGCCCTGTCTGGACGATGGGCACCTTCTCGTAGCCGACGATGACCTTCTCGCCTTTGTTGTCTTCAAACTTGGGCAGCAACTCAGCATCGCACTCCTCCACGTTGCGGGCGCCGGTGAGGTAGTCTTTTACCGTGGGTGAGTAGCCTTCGATGGGGGTGAAGGTGACGATGAGCACACCGTTCCTGTCGAGCAGACGGAAGCGCAGGGTCTCCAAGAAATCCAGCGGCACCAACTCGTCGCACCATGCTATGTCAATCTCGCCGCCTTCGATGGTGCTGATGTCCTGTGCGTAGTTGCGGAAGATGCACTGGCTGCCATTCGGTGCGACAAACTTGTTTTCGGTAAAGCCACCCTTGACCGAGTAGGTGATGTTCGTGACCGTGCCCTTGCGCGCCTGCCGCCAGTCGGCCGGCAGATATTTGAAGACGCGGGGTTGTTGCATTTCGATGCTGTTAGGCGCGGTCGTTTGGAAGCACCACGCGACGGATTGTTTCTTGTGGTATAGGCGGTGGATCACCTCGCGCGCGGCCCACTCGGTTTTGCCGGATCTGTTGCCACCCATGACAAGGATCTCGCGGTTGTCCTCCAGTAGCTGACTGGCCTTGTTCCAGATCGGTGGGCGGTAGCCGTAGCGGTAAGGATCTACCTTTTCCTTGAGGATTAGTTCTTCCCGCTTGAGCAGCAGATCCCAGCCCTTCTCTGGCCCAATGGCCAAGAGCACGTCCTTGGGCGGCAGCTTCATCACCGGATGAGCAGTCGGTGTGAAGCGGGAGCGGGGAGTGGATTTCTTTTCGCTCATCGTAAAGAAGTGGTGGCAGCACCCCCCAGTGCCGCCACCGCGCATTGGGTTTCCGGACGATTGGCGCAACCCTGACCGGAGAACAAGTAACCCCGGCCCTTTGTTGTTGATCGTCTTTTCATCCTTTGCGCAAAGTCATTGTTCGTCCGGCCACTCGCCCTCAATGAGCGTGTGGTCGAGTTTGAGGTCGGCAAGCGACTCCCGCTCGCACATCTCTTCGACAAAGTCCCAAGTGTGCGATTCCGGCCGCACCAAAACAGACCAACCCTTGCCTGTCTTGCGCGCCTTGCACTCCATCACTGGCCCGAGTTCGGATTTGTGAATGATCCAGAATGTCTTCATGCTGCCCGCTTCATTCGCAGTTCCTCAATCGGACGCAGCTTATCGTGCGGCACGAAATAGCACGGAGGCGGTGACGCGCATTTCCACTCATCGCGCTTGGCGTCCTCGGCAGTGATCCACCCATGGACAACGTAGTCGGGCGATTTGCCGCTGACCGAAATCACGATGCCCGAGTCATCGGGGCGAACCTTGAGGTTCGGGCGCTGCGACCAGCGCACTTCGTAGTTCGTTCCAGTAATGTCGGGCGTGTGAAACGTGTTAACGCCAAAACCCCAATAAAGCCCGAGCAACTTGGCCACGGCGCATTCGGCGTGTGCGGCCTCAATGTGGAATCCCCACAGTTCTCCCGGCGTCTTCTCGGGGAAGCGCGGGGCACGCTTGCGGAAGGATGCCTCGGCGTTGCGGCGAGAGCCTATGTATGTCGAGACGAGGACTTCGTTTTGGTTGAGGGAGACGTTCATGTGTGCGGATGTGTGCTGTTTAGGCGTCTAAAGAGTCTTCAATATCCAACGTCGGATTCGGCGCACTGACGATCTGGTCAATGCGCACGGTGAGCCATTCGCCGTTGTCCTCGCGGATGACGGTGACGTAATCGTTCTCGCCGCCGCCGTTTTTGCAGTAGATGAGCGTGCGGCAGGGGGCGTCCTTGCCTTTGACGTAGACACGCTCGCGGTCGGGGAAGAAGGCGATCATAAAATATGGGCAGCAGGCTTCGCTTTTGTTGCGCTTACGAAGCTGGCGGTTATGTGACTAGCGGGGCGAATGCCTCCTGCCGGCGCAATACCTTTGACTGCTGCTAAAAAGTTCATTTGCTCTTGCGCTTCCTCATCTCCTCGCACAAGGCGTCGGCCTTGCGCTTGGCTGCTTTGGCGACCATGCTGGCGCGCAATGATTTGAGGCGCATGATCTCTTGGTCTATCGCCTCAATCTCCGGTGTCATAATTCGATACTTTTCCATAATGTCAGGGCTGGCCATTCACGGTGATGTAAAGGAAGCCAAGGTTGGCAAACGCATAGCCAGCAAAGGCCACGGCGAGACCCGCGTTGCCCTCACGGTAAAAGCCCACTGCGGTGAGCAGGTAGCAGATGGTGGTGATGAGAAGGGGCGTGAATGTCACTTCGCCTTGAACCCTCCGCGCTTGGCCTTCATGTCGGAGTAGACCTTCGGGCTGACGGTTGACTTGCTCTTGGGCCGGCTGGTGCCAGCGGCCTTGCGGGCGTTGATATTTGCGTAGAGTCCTTTTTTCATTAGCAACTCCATGCCTTGCGGCTCCAGTAGTTGGCAGAGAGTTTGTCGCCAGTGCCCTTGATGCCGCCACTGCGGGCGCAGTAGCTGGCCTTGCGCGCCGGCTGATCCTTCTTGATCGACATATTCGGATCGCCGAAGCGGACCAACTTGGTCTGTTCTCCCGACTTGGCCAACACGGCAAACTTCTTGGGGCCGTCCGGGGTGCGTTTGGGTTTGTTGTATCCGGAGAATGTTTCTCCTCGGTATTTGATGCTCATGGTTTTTTATTCAGTTTTGCGCGGATGCGCGGGTCATAGTGTCCAATAAGATAGGCGCCGGTTTCCTCGTCGCCGGACTCGATGTGGCGAGTGAATCCGTGGATGGCGTGCCAGAGTTCGTGCGGCAGCGAGGACTGGTCTTCGGGGTATGACTCAATCCAGATCAAAGCCCAGCCGCCGTGACTCATGCACCAGCCAGCCGCCGTGTCATCTGGGGCGTTCGCCGGGTCATCGGCATCCATTTCCATCACCTTGGCGCAGCGGCGCAGCGCGACTTTCTGCGGGTAGTTCGCATAGACTTCTATGCTGGTCCCGTAGAGAGGTTCGCTGACGATGGCGCGGCGGGGCTTTTTCATGCGGCTAGTTGTTGCTGGCGTTTTGTATTTGCTGCATGTGGTCGTGCCATGGGGCTTCGTGAACCAAAACGCACACAAACGCTTGTGGCCCGTGAGCGGCTTTGACGTTGTGCTTGAAGTGAGCAAGCAACCAGTCTCTTAGGGCTTTCGTGACTTCGTCCCCCTGCAAGGCTTTAAGGTTTTCGTTCGCGTATTTTATTGCCGCCGCCGCAGAGCCAGAACGGTCCTTGTGGCCCATAAAGCACTTTAATTCCCCATCCTCCGCAAATCGTGGCGTGCAAACGATTTTGCTGGCCGCAAACAGCACTCCCGCTACGGAGGGGCGAGGAAGCCATTCGTGTTCCATATAAACCCTGTGCGCCCGCTCCCACTGGTCGCGGCTAAAGGCAACGCCATGCGGCGTGTGGCGCGGATCGGCTGCCGTAACCTTCATGCCGCCTCCTTCAGTGTGCTGAACGCCGGCTGTCTCGGGTCGTAGCCTTTGACGTGGCGCCACAAGATGCAGGCGGCCTTGAAGGCTTCCCAATGCGGGACAAGGCTGTCGTGCTTGTATGGTTCGACGCGGCCGACTTCCGTGGTGCTGATGTAGACGTTGTAACCGTGGATGGTGTGCAGTTGGTCTTCGCCCCACTTGGCCACGGCATAGGCGGCGAGCTGCATGCCTTGCGTGTCGTAGGGGCCGACCTTCTGCTTGGGCTTGGTCTTGCGGGTCTTGTAGTCGATGACCATGCGGGTGCCGTTGGCGTCACGCGCGAGCACGTCACAGCGGCCGGCGTAGCCGTATTCCAGATTGACGAGTGTTGTCTCGATCTCGTCGTAAGTGATCTTGTTGTTCTTCTTCCACTCCATGACGGGGGCGACATAGGCCCACATGTCCTCGGGCACCGCGCTCGGGCCTTCCATGAGCAGCTTCTCCAAGGCGTCATGCACTTTGCTGCCGAGATCGGCGGCGGCTGCCACCGGGGCCTTGCTGGCGCCAATGACTCGCTCGCAGAAATACTCAATGGTCTCGTCGCCCTTGGGCGGGGTGTTGAAGGCGGCGATGGCAACTTGCGTAGCCTTCCAGTTGAGGAGGGCGGGCTTGTCGAGGATGCCGGTGTATCCAGTGACAGACGGGAGAAGCAGGAGCTTCTTGGCGTCGGCCAAGGTGGTGTCTTTGAGTCCGCTGCCGTCCTTCTTGGGAAGTTGGTGGCAGGGGGTGCCGTCTGGTTTATACCAGTGGCCGCCGTCTACGGATTTTGATTCAGATAAAATTGCCATAACTTTGGGTGGTTGCGGGGGCCGGAACACTACGGCCCCCGCTGTTACCACTACGGACGCTTACTCCGTTGCCAGACCCACGCTCCACTGATGGTGTGGGAAATCTGTGTTTCTTTGTTGGCCTCGCGGGCATCGGCCACGACGGTTTCCATCATCCACGTTTCATTGGACGAGTAGGGACCGGCGAAGCACCGATAGCCTTGCTTGGCGAGGTCAGGATTTCTTGCGGCCATAATCAAAACGGGATCTCCGCTCCGCTGTCGTCGTTGGCGGCATCGGTGCCGAAGTCTTCGACGCTCGGGACTTTGCCTTTCAACTCGTCCATGACCTCGGAGATCGTGCCGATGTTGATGTAGGTCTTGTCGCCGGCTTCTTTCTCAATGAGCGTGAGCTGCGCGCCCTTGCCCTTGAGGGTCGAGGTGTCGAAGCCGTCCTTGGGCGATTCGCCAAGCCAGCTTGTGAGGAACGCGCGAAGGGACGCCTTTTCGTGCATGCTGATGTTGTATGCGCGGCTGGCGATCTTGCGGAGAGAACCGTCCTTGCACTTCACGCCAAAGATGAAGCGCTCGCGGTTTTTCAGCTCATAGTCTTCGTCCTTCTCGGAGCCGTAGGGGGCGCCGTGTTTGAGGACGCGGTCGTTGTAGGTGTCCACTACGTCGAGACAGACGGCGAGGTGGATGCCTTTGGGTGGCGGCTCGCCAAGGTTGGCGGTCGCTGATTTTTTAGGTGCTGTTAGTGTAGCCATTGTGTTTTGTGTGTTTGTTTGTGTGTTGCTGTGTTTTACTACTCGACGAAATTGGAGTTGCGGAGGATGACGAGGAAGGTCTCGGCCGGCAGGATGGCCAGCCACTCGCTGTCGTTGCGGCGGTGCATGACCACGGGCAGCTTCTCGCCGGCATCGCGCTTGGCTTGGGCGATCCAGTCGTAGGGGTTGCCGCGCTCGGTGCGCTTAACCTCAAAGTGCAGCTTGGGCAGGCACTCGCAGAGGACATCGCTGCTGTCGCCCTTGGTGTCGCCGCAATACTGCTGACTGCGGCGGGACGGGAATCCCTCGGCGGTGAGGAACTTGGCGGCTTCCAGTTCCCCGCGTTTTCCTTTTTGGCGGCTATTCATGGGCGTTGAGAAGGGCGTTGATTTCGTGCAGGTTGGGCTGCTCGCCGTAGGGTTGCGGGGCCTCGTCGGTGGTGCGACTGTCTAGGGCGTGGTCAAAACGGGTGAATGATGGACTCCAGACCATCTTGAAGGTGCGGGTCTGGCCTTCGCGGTGCTTGGCGACATTCCACTCAGCCTCTTGATGATCGCGGCTGTCGGCACCCGGTCCCGTCTCGTAGTAGTCGGGCCGGTGGATAATCGTGATGATGTCGGCGTCCTGCTCCAAGGAACCGGAATCTTTCAAGTCGCTCATGCGTGGGCGGGCGTCCGTGCGTTCTTCGCCCTTGCGGCCGATCTGTGCGGCGGCAATGACGGGGACGCCCAGCTCTAGCGCCATAGCCTTGAGTCCGCGACTGACGGCACTAACCCGCTCGTAGCTCGTATTGTAGCCCTTGGCCTCCAAGAGTTGGGCGTAGTCCACGAAGACCGCCTTAATGCCGTAGCGGCGCATGTCGCGGCGCGCGCGGCCCCGGATGTCCATGATCGTGGCGCCACGGGCCTCGTCGATGTGGAGGGGTTCCGTTCCGAGCTGGTAAAGCTCGCGGCCAAGGCGCCTCTGGTCTTCGGTGCTGATCGTGCCAAGGCGCACGCGGGCGCTATTCGCCCTAGCCCTAGCCTGCCCGATGCGGGTGGCAATGCTGATTTGTGGCATCTCCAGCGAGAAAAGTAGGCACGGAATGCCAGCGGCCACCATGCGGTCGCACATGTTGATAAGCAGGGCACTCTTGCCCATGGAGGGCCGGCCGGCGACCAAGACAAGCTGCCCCGGTTGCAGGCCCCCGGTCAGGATGTCGAACTGCTCAAAGCCGGTGCGCAGTCCACGGGGCTTGCCACGGTGTTTGATGGCTTGCTCGATGTTTTCGATGGCTTCGCCGACAACGTCGCCAACATGCACGCTGCCCTGACTCGGCCCGTCCAAGCTGATGGACAAAATTCTTTCGCCGGCTTCGGCCACCACTTCGCTGACGTTCTGCGCAATGTCGCGGCCAGCAGCGGCCATACGCACACCAGCCTCAACCATGCGGCGGCGGGCGACATGCTCGCGGAGGATGTTGACGTAGTAGGAAAGGTCGCGCGGCCCCGCCATGGAATAGATTTCGGCCAAGGCTCCGGCGCCTCCGACGTTTTCCAATTTCTCCTGCGAGGAAAGATGCTGCGTGACCGAGATAAGGTCAGGCTGTCCGCCATCGGCGCGGATGGCTTTGATCGCGGCGAGGATCGTGGCGTTGGCCGGGGTGAAAAAATGCTCGGCCGTCAATTCGTTCCACTCGTCGATCAGCTCGCCGTAGCACATGAGTCCGCCAAGGACGCATTGCTCGGCTGCCGTATCGTGGGGCATGGCTTGTTGCTTTTTCATGCGCTTAGACGTGGGGCCATTGGTCGTCATCGCACGCGACGAGGGCAACAAGCGCCAGCGCCGCGAGGAGAATAACGAACACGGTAAACTCGGTGGGATTCATAACTGTGGGCATTTGTAGATGAATGTGTGCGGAGTGTCAACAGTCTTTTTTTGGGGAATTTTTGCCGAACAAAAAGTCGTGGTTTTTCCACGCGCCGCGCAGGAGTTTGCGCTGCGCCAGCCAGCGGTCACACGCTTCGCCCACGGCTTTCAAGTCGGCGTCCGAGGGCCAGTGCGGTTCGGCCGCTTCGATGCGGTAGTGCAGGACCTCGCGGTTCATGCGCTTGGCACCCTTGTCGAAGAACTCGCTGAATTGTTGGGGCGAGATCATTTGACGGGCCACTCGCGGAGATGGCCAAAGTCGCGGGGTTCGGTGCATGCGGTCACTTCGCCGCAGATGCCGCAGGTGTCAGTGTGGTAGGTGCTGACACGGTCTTGGCAGGGGAAGCGGCCGTAGGCAAAACCGCAGGGGCGGCAGATCCAGTCGGGGTAGGGGGGCGCCTTGCGGAAGATGGCGTCGTAGTTGGCGCGGTAGGTCTCGCCGGCCACGGGGCGCGGGGTGTCTCCCTTGCCGGCGCTCATCGCATGGCCATCGCTTCCTCGACGGCATCGTGCGCCTCGGAAGCGATTTCGTTGTTGGGCTTCACACAGCGCCCAAGGACGCGGATGAGCCGGTTATTGCTGCGGACCAGCTCACGGACACGGTCCTCCAGCGCAATCTCGTTGTAGGCGCCGAAGTTCGTGCCGAAGCCGACTTGGCCTACGGTATAGGTGGGTTCTGTTTTCATGTGGTGATTATCTGATCCAAGAGATGCCAGTTGCCGGGGGCACGGTGCCGCTTGGGGCTATACCGGATTCGCTTGCGCTCGCAGATTTCGTCAAAACGCCAAAGCACGAACTCCTCAATGTCAGGCAACCACGCGGCCAAGATGTCGAAGTCGCCGACAGCATAAGCCGTCTTGGCGCGCTTGCCCCTGCTGGCCATCACCCCGTAACCGCCTCGCTCATGGTCGATGCTGGCCGTCTTTACCTGCACCGTCACGGGGCGACCGGGGGGCTTAAAGATGCAAACGTCTGCCGTCTGGGCGTGGCCGATGGGCATGTAAATCTCCCACCCGCGAAAGCCGACCTGTGCGCAAAACAGCATCTCGGCGTAGGCGCCCTTCTGGCAGCTCGTCATGGTCATGCCGTGGCCAGCTCCTGCATGAGTTCCGAAAAGTCATCCCGCACGATCTTCACAATCTTCGGGGCAAGGGGCGCCATGCGCTGCTGCTTCGCGTCCTTGTCCAGCCAGACCTTCAAGCGCTGGCGGGTTGCCGTCTCTCCCTTGTCGGCGCACCACTTGAGCAGATGCTCAAACTTGGCGCGGACGTTCACCCCACGGTATTGGGGGAGGGTGGCAAGGTGATCCAACCAGTCATCGTCAGACATGCCCTTTCCGAGAACGCTTTCTCGCGGGGCGGCACTTTTGACTTCCCGTAGTTCCGTTGGGGGTGGGTTAAGGGATTGGTTTGAGAATGGTATTGCTGTTTGCTTT